AGCGACGGCGCGCGCCGACTCGCGGGTGAGCTATCGGCTATACGCTTCCGGGAAGCGTGCCACAGCGTCCTCGACCTCACCGAGTGCTGGTCAAGCTGACCGATGTCGAGCACGAGACGCTCCGGGCCCGCGCCCAGGAGCGCGGCACGTCAATGGCTGATGTGCTTCGCGGCGCGCTGCAGATGGACCCGCCGGCGCCCGAGCCGACGTGGGAGTGGACGCTCGGCCGCCTCGCGGTTGCGGCGCGTAATGGGAGCGTGCCGGCGATGACGACGCTCGAGCGGGCGCTTCGCCCGGCTGCAGCTGAGTCGCCCGCGAAGCCGTCTGGTCCGCGAGCAGACTTTGGGTTGCGCGCTGTTTGACCGAGCTCGATGACTTTGCGCAGTTCTGCTCGCAGCTGACGCTCGACAACGGTCGGCCGATGATGCTCGAGGGATTCCAGCGGGAGTTGCTTGCCGGCTACTTCGATGGGGCGCGGGAGACGCTCGTGATTCAGCCGAAGAAGTCGGGGAAGACGACAACGATCGCGGCGCTCGCGACCTACCACTGTCTGTTCGAGACGAACGCCGAGTGTGTGGTTGCGGCCGCGTCTCGCGACCAGGCGGGGATCCTGCTTCGCCAGGCGAAGGGGTTCATCGACCGGTCCGAGAAGCTCGCTAAGTATTTGCACGTCAAGGACCGTGAGATTCTGACGAAGGACAAACGCTCGAGGATCCGGATTCTCGCGGCTGACGCGGACACGGCGGACGGCGTGTTGCCGACGCTGGCGATCGTCGACGAGTTGCATCGCGCGAAGTCAGCCGACCTGTACGGCATCTTTCGGGACGGGCTCGGCCCGAGGGGCGGGCAGATGATCACGATCTCAACGGCCGGGGAGTCGGAGGGGTCGGTGCTAGGCGAGATGCGAGCCGCGGCCCGCCGCCTCGACACTTTGCGGCGTGACGGCAAGCACCTGTCGGCAACCAGCGACAACGGCCAGTTCGTCTACCACGAGTGGGCGCTTGACCGCGACGATGACGTCGAGGACCTGAAGCTCGTGAAGCTCGCGAACCCGGCGTCGTGGCAGACCGAGGACGAGCTGCGTCGCAGACGCGACTCGCCGTCGATGCTGCCGTGGCAGTGGGCGAGGTTCGCTTGCGGGATCTGGGTTGGCGCGGAGGGCTTCTGGATCCACGGGGAGGACTGGGCGGCGCTCGAGACCGCCGAGCGGATCCAGCCCGGTGAGCGGGTCACGATCGGGTTTGACGGCTCCCGCACCTCTGATGCGACCGCGATCGTGATCTGCCGCGTCGATGACGGGCTGCTCGAGGTCGGCCGGGTCTGGGAGCATCCGCCGGGCGCGAAGGACTGGGAAGTGCCGGTCGGCGAGGTTGACGCGACCCTTGCGAAGATCATGGAGCGTTTCCGGGTAGTGCGCGGCTACTTCGACCCGCCGCTGTGGCAAACCGAACTGGACGAGTGGGCCCGCGAGTTCGGTGGCGAGCAGGTCGTGCGGTTCTACACGTCCAGGTCGCGGATGATGGCAGCCGTCGAGCGGTTCCGCACCGACGTGACGGCCGGCAAGCTCAAGCATGCGGGCGATCCAATCTTGACTCGCCATGTGCTGAACGCGCAGACCAAGGAGGGTCGTGGCGGGTACTGGCTGACGAAGCCGGGGGCGACTGGGGCGGACAAGATCGACGCGGCGGTTGCGGCGGTGCTCGCATACGAGGCCAGGGCGGACGCTTTGGCGACGGTGCGACCCAAGAACCGTGCTGTGTTTATCGGGTAGCGGCTAGCGACTACCCGGCGTCGTCGCTGTGCTGGGCGTACAGCTCGCGGCGAAACGCGTTGATCTTGTCCCGGTTGCTGTGGCCCTCCATCTGGTCCCACATCTCCCGGAACTCCTGGGAGCGGTCGGCGCCGGGCCAATCGTCACGGTCATACACCGCGACCGGCTGGCACTGGCAGTGGTCGTGATACTTGCGGCCGTCGGCCCTGACCGCCGCTGAGCGCTCCGTTTTGTACACCGGGCCGCGGGACGCGAGGATCGCGCAGAACGCGCACGGGGTCGCGCCGGTCAACCGGGCGTACCCGACCGCGCGGCGGTCAGCGGCAACGGACCTGAAGATCGTGTCACGGCCACCGTCGAGCGCGTTGCGGGTTGCGCGCCCGACAGTAGTCACGAGTGTTCGTTCGGCCACCTGCGGCAGCCCGCGGGCTGTCAGCGTGCCTGCCCATCTTGGCGCGACCTCGAGCCAGCCGGCGAGCTCCTCCGCCGTTTTCGGTGCGGCGAGCACCGGCCTGGGCGTGCCCGGTATCCGGCGGGCTTGGCGGTCGGCGGCATAGTAGGCGGCGGCGAGCCCGGCGGACCGGCCGTGCGCGGCCTGGATGATCGCGACCAGCGGCGCTTCGAGCCGGGCCCAGGATCCGGTGATGTCGTCCGGGTCGAACCCGGGCCACAGGTCAACGATCTGACGGGCAGCTTGCGCGCGGACCTGTAGCTGCCTGGCGCGGTGGGCGTCCGCGAGCCGTGTGGCGGTCGCCCTGGTGGCGCTCATGCGACCGGCAGCAACGGCGGCCGCGGCGACGGCCGCGGCTCGGGCTCGCCGGCCTGCCGGTCAAGCAGCTCGGCCAGCATCCTCAGGCTGTCGCCCTGTGCCAGCAGCTGCCGCCCGCGCTCGAGGTCCTGCTGGGTGAATCCCGGCAGCCGCTCCCACAACAGCTCGACGGGCATGTGCAGCTGGGAGGCCATCTTCCCGAGCGCGTCGACGATCTGACCAAGCGACCTTGCCTCGGTGTCACGCCAGATCACCTGCGCGGACCGGTCGGGTTCGTCCATCCCACCGGCGCGGGCCGTCAGCCAGAACGTCTGCTCGTGGCTCTCGCCGAACAGCGACTGGCGCTCCTGGCGCTTGCGCCGCTCCCCAACGCTCGCGGCGGCCAATGCTTCGGCTGACAGATTCGCGATCGACCCGAGCAGCTCGTGCGGCGGCGCCTGCGCCGTCACCCCGACCGCGGTCACGGTCGCCTGCCGGGAGTCGAGGTATCCGGACAGGTCAACCTGCCCGAACTCCCCGACCTTCGTGTCCGGATCCTCGAACGTCCACAGCGACGAGGCGTTCGCCTTCGCCTTCTCCTCCTCGGAGTCGGCGGTCCACCCCATCACATAGCGCTGCCTGAAACTTTGGAATCGCTGGGCGACGAGCAGGTCAAACGTCGTGACATCCAGCTGGTCCTGCAAACTCATCAGCGGTTCGATCTCCCCGCCTGTGATCCCGCGGGTCGGCAGCCACCGAGACCTCATGGTGGCCTTCAGCGGCGGCTCGTTCAGCGTGTCCTGGTTGCGGTACCGAACGACCGGGCAGATCCCAAGCTCGTGCGTCTCCACGCCACGCAGCGCCAGCTGATCGCCGGTGTCGGAGCCGTGCAGCGTGTACACGGCGTCGGCGTCATACAACCGGTACTCCGTCGCCGACCACGGGGACTGCACCTTCTCGAGCGCGTAGTAAGGCCAATCGCCGGAGCTCTCGTCATACATCGCGACCAGCGACCGGGGGGAGACGCCGCGGATGACCGGGTAAGGATCGCCGGGCAGCACGATCACATAGTCGGTGCCGTACGCCAACGCGGCGCGGTGAATGCCGGTCTGGTGGTGGTCCATGTTGTTCGCCTGCCACGCCTCCCACGCCGGCTCGTTCTCCCCCGACGCGGTGCGATACCCGTCGACATACAAGCCCTGGGCCTGTAGTGAGACGACGAGGGCCAGGATGTTGATCCGCGACATTTGCGCGAGGCGCTGCACATCCTTCGGGACGCCGCGCGGCACGACCGGCAGCGTCTGCCGCCCAGTCCAGTAGGCGTACACCGGGTCGAGCGATTCGAGCTCGATCTCGTGGTAGGACTTCAACCTGGCGGCGATGTCCTGCGCTTCCGCAGCGGAGAGCATTCCCCCCCGCATGGTAATGGGTTTTATTACCTCCCAGGTAGGCGTTGCTATGATCGCGCGCGATGGCAGACGATCCGGATCGCAAGCCGGACGAACCCGATTCCGTCGAGGGCGACAAGCCTGATGACGGCCTCGATCTCGCGGCCGAGGTCGAAAAATGGAAAGCGCTGTCAAAGAAGCACGAGGGTCGCTCGAAGGAGGGCCTGGCCGCGATCGAGGAACTCGCGCAGCTCAAGGAGAAGGACAAGACCGAGCTGCAGAAGGCGACCGACAGGGTCGCCGAGTTGGAAAAGGAGCTCGCGCAGGAACGCGCCGAGCGGATGCGCGAAGCGGTCGGCAGGCGCAAGAGCCTGACCGACGCACAGGTCCGGCGTCTTCAAGGGACAACCGAGGAGGAGCTAGAGGCCGACGCCGACGAGTTGATGGCGGCATTCAAGCCGCCGGACCCGCCGGATGATGACGCAGACCCGTCCCGACAAGGGAACGGCCGCCGACAGGGCACTCCCACACCAAGGCTGAAACCCGGCGCCGTCCAAGGTGCCGAACCGGTCGAGACCGATCCGCGAAAGCTCGCGGCCGCGGTCGACCGTTCCGCCTACTAGCACCAACGTAAAAGGAGTAGGTAGTGCCCCCTCATGAACATGAGTTCCTGCATTCCGACACCATAATCCCGGGGTCCGCGCTCGGACTGTTCGAGCGCGAGATCGTGCTCCCGCAACTTGTGTGGCGCTGGGCCGACACGAACTTCCGCGGCACACGCAATGACACCGTCACGATGCGAATCCCCGCGTACCTCGAGGCTCGCGAGTACACGTTCCGGGACCGGCCAGACCCGATCGAGCTCGACGATCTCGTCGAAACCGGCGTGGACGTCAAGCTCGACACGCACCTGTACAGCGCTGTTGCCTTGACGGATGAGCACTACACGCTCGATCTGGTCAATTTCAGCGAGCAGGTGACCGGCCCGCAATCCCGGGCGATGGCCCGGAAGATGGAACAGGTCGTCGCGGACGGGATCGAGAACGCGCCGCACGCGTTCACCGTCGAGGAATCAGATCCCTATGTGGCGGTCGCGAAGGCTCGCGCTGAGCTGAACAAGGCTCTGATACCGCAGGACGGCAGGGTGCTGATAGTCGGCGCCGACGTCGAGATCGAGTTCCTGAAGAGTCCGCTGTTCGTTCGTGTCGATACGAGCGGGTCAGACAGCGCGCTCCGCGATGCGCAGGTCGGTCGGGTCGCCGGCTCGGACCTGTACACCTCGATGTTTCTGCAGCCTGACTCGGCGTATCTGATGCATCGCTCGGCGATCGCGCTGGCGAACGTCGCGCCGGAGGTTCCCGATGGCGTCACAGCCGGTGGCAGCCAGAACTTCAACGGATATGCCGTCCGCTGGATCCGTGATTACGACGCGATGTATCTCCGCGATCGAAGTGTTCTGTCCGCGTTTATGGGGGTCTCGTCGGTGGACGACGGCAAGTCGCTGGATGAGTCCTACGAGGATCAGAACGTCCGGATCTGCAAGATCGAAGGGATCGGCGGGTGAGCGTCACCAGCCCGTCTGGGCTTGGGGCGCCGCCGTCGGGTGCTTCGGGCGCGTGGGACGACGTCCCCGAGCCTAACGGCCGCTGGTCGAACCTGGGGCCGTGGGCCCAGGTGCCAGGCGCCGGCCCTGCGCCGGAGCCCGGCCCCGATCCGGAGACGATCTGCGCCCGGACGGACCCGGCCGAGTGCGGGCATCCTCGCTCGGCTCACGATCCGGGCTGCTCGGAGTGCGCGTGCGAAGAGTTCGAGGAGCCGGAGGATGAGCCGCTCGCCTCGCCGCTCGGTGCGATGACCGTTGCCGAGCTGCGGGACGAGCTCGCCGGCCTCGGCCTCCCGACCAGCGGCAACAAAGCCGACTTGATTGAACGGCTCGAGGAAGCCGATGGCTGAGGAACCGCTCACCTACGCGGACGTTGTCGCCGATCTCACCCCGCCCGCGTCCTACGCGACCGTCGAGGACCTCGAACGGCGTCTCGGTGGCGACCCGCTCAACGAGACCGGCCAGGCGCGCGGAGAGGCGCTTCTGCGCGACGCGTCCACGATCATCCGAACCGTCGCCGGACGGCCGTTCACCGACCCGATCCCCGACGTCGTCCAAACCGTCTGTTTGAACATGGCCGTGCGTGCCTGGCACAACCCCGAGGGGATCCGCCAGGAAACGACCGGGTCCTACAACGTCACATACGCCGCGACGCAGGGCGGGGTCACGATCACCGACGAGGAACGCCGGCTGATCCGGATCGCTGCCGGGCACGGGGCCGCGCTCGACTCAATTCAGCTCACAACCGGGAACGACGTGTCCGCGGGCACGTTCGCGCCGGTCGCCGGCGGCGGCGACTGGCTTCCCTGGCCCTAGCAGAAACCCCTGAGGGGGAAAGGAGACACACCACAGTGACCATGAACGCCGAACAGATCACCGTCGCCGCCTACGGCGAAATTGCCGTAGGACCGACCGACGCGACCATGC